TGAATGACAAACTAGAAGTTTTTTGTACTATTATTTATGATAAAAATATATATAGTCCTGAAAATGTAGCACGAAACGGAATATTTTTTATAGCCAACAAAGAAAAAACATCTAAGTTAAGGTTTTCAAAATCTGATCAATTAATAGCAAAATATTTATAAAACTTAAAAAAAAAGGGGTGCGACTTCAACGCACAATTTTTTAAAACTTTAAAACAAAAATTATGATTACACTAACACAACAAACAAGCGAGCAAAACACATTAACTCAACACCATTTAGACATGGTTACAATGAATGAAGTTAAGAAAGTACATTTAGCATGTCAACTAGAGAGACTTGAAATTGAGATGCAACAGCCAACAAAGGACTGGGATAAAATTGCATTCTTAAAAACTGATATTTTTAGATTAAAAAACTACTTAAAAAATAATTAATATGCAAATAGTAAACACAACCATCGTAACATCGGTAGCAGAAATCAAAGAGCTCATTCAACATTGTATTATACATAATATTGAAGGTCAAATTAATTTGACATTTGAAGATAGCAGAATAATAGTTAGTGAACCGAGTAAAGAAATAGCTCCCGATTTCATTGTTGAAAGATTCCCACATTCAGATTGTATAGATAATTGCCAATAATAAAAACATGGAAAAAAATAAGAAACTAGGCCGTAAAAGTATTTACATTAATCCTAAAAACAACACGTTAAAGACTTATCGAAGTAACAATCACAAGCTACTGGATATAGTAAATAAATTGATTCAAAACAAACACAGGATCAATCCTCAAAAGCTAACTGATAAACAACGTCAAGACATTAGCGAAACTCTTAACGAATTATTATTTATATAATTCTTAAAATAAATTTTGTAGTACAAAACAAAAGCATATATTTGCATTCTATTAAACATTTAAAAAATAAAAATTATGAAAATTACAACAACACAAACACAGACAGAAATTAAAGAAATCGAAATCAATTTCCCATGCTTTACAAAGATAGTAGATGGATATTCTACAAGACTTTATTGTATCAAATCAGAAAAAGACATTACAAGAGTTGAGCAGTACAACAGTGGTGGGATTACAAATGTTTCTAAATTTTCAAGTATTTCAGATCCTTTTACAGAAGGTTTTGAATATGTTAGTCAAGATGAATTTATGCAATATTATCTTGATACAATTGATAAATTATATGCAGATTTATCAGTTATGAAAGCTATGTTGCCTAAACCTGAAAAATTTATGTTGCAGGATTTTATTGATGAAATGGCAGAACACGAAGAAAATAGAAAGCAAGACGAAGAAGGTTTTGAATATGATCCTGAAACTGAATCAATGGTAAGATAATATTAACGGGGGGTAAAATTCCCACTAAAAACAAAATAATTATGAATAAAGAACTAGCAAAACAAACAAAGGCTACGATAACAAGCCTATTCAAACAATTAGATTTGGACGTTGTGCCATTAGAACAACTAAATGTTATCTTGTCAACACCACCGCCAGCGACATGGGTAAAACAGCACCCATTTATTAAAGGTTATAACTACCTACCGATTGACAAAGTAGAGTATTTACTTCGCAGATGCTTTAAGAAATATCAAATTGAGGTTATTAAAACGGCCCAATTATTCAATGCAATTGAGGTAACCGTTCGAGTTCACTATCTTAACCCAGCAACCAACGAAATGATGTATCATGACGGAGTTGGAGCACAAGAATTGCAAACTACGAAAGGAAGTGGCAATCTCAATATGGATATGTCAAACGTAAATAAAGGAGCGGTAATGATGGCCCTTCCGATTGCGAAATCAATTGCCATCAAAGACGCATGCGACCACTTTGGAGATTTATTTGGAGCTAACTTGAATAGAAAGGATATAGTGCAATTTACGGGTGATACGGAGCTTTTAAGCGCTGAAGCTATACATACATCAAAAGAGAAAGAACGTGTCGAAAAACACATTTTAAATGCGAATACGATAGATACATTAATGCAAGTTGAAGACCTTGCGAATAAATACGAATTAAACACAATTTTTAAAACTAAAAAACAATTATTACAAAATGGAAACTAAAATTTTATTCAGATGTAGCGGTACGGGATCTTTAATGACCGACCCAAAATTAAAAGCCGATAAAGAAGCCGGCAATCTTTCAGAAACAGCCAAAACATTTGTAGAAGATAAATGGCTATTCGATGAGTTCGGATTTGCCGAACTACTCAAAAACGACTACATGGATAAAGGAAACGAATGCGAACAGGACTCAATGGACTTAGTTAGCCAAGTAGTCCCAGGTGGATTTCGTTCACGATATAATACAAAGTTACAAAACGATTACGTTATAGGAACTCCCGACATCGTGTTAGCTGATTGTGTTGAAGACATAAAAACATCGTGGAATCTTAAAACGTTTTTCAATGCTGAATTATCAAAGATGTACTACGCACAGGCCCAGTGCTATATGTGGCTAACTGGCAAAGAAAAGTATCGTTTGATTTACGCCCTGGTGCCAACACCACAGCACATGGTCCTAAATGAATGCGAGAAACTAGCATGGAAGTATGGCAAAAATTACGACAATGAAGATTACATTGCACAAACGCAACAAATCCAACGTAATAACGATTTGATTAAGGATTTACCTATTGAAAAAAGAGTGAAAGTATTTGCATTCGATTATGATCCTGCATTCATTGAAACTCTAAAAACTAAAATCGAGAAAGCTCGAGAATATTATAAAACTTTAAAACTATAATTATGAAAGAAAAATTTGAATTTATTTACAACACTGTAAAAAATAACATGGAAAAATTAGATAAAAAACTAATTAATGTTGAACAAGCAAAAGCTATGGCTTCATTGGCTAAACAAGCTAACAATGTGTTAGTTACTCAATTAGATGCTGGCAAGTTTATAGCTAATATTAAAGACGCAAAAATACATTTAGATGAAGTTGGATTATAATACTTTAGAAGTTTTTAAACATACACGAAGCCCTTATGAAATTTGGTGCTTTGAAAATGTTGGGACTTTAGGCTTTCAACTTCATCAATTTAGAAAAGGATTTTTAAAACGTAAAAATGTTAATGGGTATAAAAAAACAAATAAAAATACTCCTATTATAATTGATAAATTGATAAATTCTTTTGATAGAAAAATAAAAAATATCTCAATATTTACAGATAATGTAAAAGATGAATACTTTGAAAGAATCAAACATATTTTTGATGAACATTATAACGATACTTTTGAACCTAAAAAAAGTAAAAAGACTTGTTATTTTGAATATTTAGCTGATAATTATATCCTATATAAAAAAAATTATAAATCAAAAACATTTAAAGAATTTAAAAGTAGTGGACTTTTAAAAAATTATAAAAATTAAAACTATAAATTATGAAAAACGAAATAGAAAAACACATCACAAGATTGAATGAATATGAAAATACTTTATTCAGCACAATTTGCCAATATGCAAACATTCAGATTGATGACTTAATAGGGCAAAAAAGAAAAAAAAGATTTGTAGACGCAAGGAAAGCAACCAGTTTTATATTGAAACAAAAAGGTTATACACATCAACACATCGGAGAGATTATTAGTTTAATCCCAAAAGACCATACGACTATCATGTATCATTTTGAAAAAGCGAAAGCTCACTATGACTTGGAACTTGAATTTAGAAATCTAGTTATTATGGTTAAAAATAAGATGAAAGTATTTGAAGACAAACAAAAAGAATTATCAAATGCAGAAATTAAATGATTATATAAAAGAGAATCCTCAAATGAAATTAGAGCATATATCTAGGCTTTATGGAGTTAGTGTTAGTGCAATAAGCAAACGGAGAAAAGCGCTTGGAATTAAGCACGAAACTGGCGAACTTTGTAAGAAAATAGCGTCAATGCTGGATAAACGAAACATCGAGATAGCAAAGGAATTAAGATGTTGTCAAAAATTAGTTGCATGTGTAAGATTTAAGAACAATAAAGAAAAAAGAATGAACAGAAAAGTGGAACTGAATCCCGAACAAATAAAGATAGTCAAGGCAAATTATGATAAGATTAGCATTGATAAGCTCGCTAAATTAGTCGGAGTGACTAAAAATATCCTACGTTCCCGCATGATTGAAATGAAGCTATATAATGAGAAAAGCAAAATTAACTTTTATGGCTACGATTTAGACAATGGCAAAGGCTATTTTGATTTAGATAAATATATAAAAATAATGTACTAATGGATCCGAAATATTTAAAAAGTAACACCGACATCACTCTAATATTGACATATGCAACGCAGATTAGCAGACTTTGTGAAAATGTTATCTTGGATATGCAGTTAACAAAGAATCTTAAAAAGGATTTCACAGATGCAATGCAATCAGCTAATAGAATCCATAAGATAATTGCCAGCATTACTAACTACGAAATGCGCAAAGAGATACACGAAAGGACTACTAATAATTACGACACTGGCGCCTTTGATAATATTATGTTTACAATTGGTCAAATGTCGGATAAGCAACGTAATTTAGCAGACGAAATAATGAGCGAAATATTAAATGGAACTTTAAAAATAAATAGACAAAATGAATAAAAATTTAAAAGGGTTTGAATACCTAGGTAAAACAAAAAGCGACAAGGGAAAAACATTTGAGACAAAAGAAGTCGATGTCGCTAAAATGAAAGCGGTAAGGATTGATAAAAAAACAATTAAATTAATTAAGAAATGACACCACAAGAGAAAGCTAAACAATTATTTGAGAGTTTTGAAGATGACTTAATGGAATCCGATGTTTATTTTTTAGAAGCTGCAAAAAAAAGATGTGCATTAATAACGGTTAATGAATTGATTAAAAATGAATATCAATCAGTAGATAAATTACTCAATATAATTCAAGATAACAAAATTAAATTGGTAGTATCTTTACCTGATAAAAGTTATTGGGAATCAGTTAAAATTGAAATAGAAAAAATCGAAATACAAAAACTTTAACAATTAAAAACAAATAAACAATGAGTACAATGATTAGTGGGTATATTACCCTAGACAAATTAAAAGAAATCGTAAAAGTATGCGAAAGCAAAAACGAAACGGGCTTTAAATTTACAGCCTCTATTTCAGACCAGTCAAACCAATACGGACAAAATGTGTCCTTCTTTGCAGAGCAAACAAAAGAACAACGAGATGCGAAAGTAAATAAGTATTATTTTGGGAATGGCAAAGTATTTTGGACAGATGGTAAAATTAATGTAGGAACTAAAGACCAGCCCATCCCTACAAGCGAAGTGAAATACCAAGGCGGTAAAGTTGAAGATGTAAGAGTATTACAGGCTGGATCGGATGATTTGCCATTCTAGTCAAAAAATAATATGTAAATTTGTAGTTCAGTTCTTTAATTAAAAACATGGTGTGAGAACCATTATTTATAACAATTTTAAATGCCATTGTAGGTATTGCAAAAAACAGAATAGTATTTTTATCAATTGTAATATTATTCTTAATTCTCACTTGCAGTACTTACGATGGTTTTTTATTTTATGATTACATTAGACAGATGTCTTAGATTGCTCGAAAGTGGACTTTCACTTGCAACTTTAAGCGAAAATAAACAGGCAAATTTCAGTTGGAAACCTAACCAACAAACACCACTATCAAAAGAGGAATTTGCAAAGCGCTATCATTACCAGGGCGGGATCATGCTGAAAAGCGGTGAGCAAATGAAAGCGACATCAAACATAGCATTGATTACTGGCTATAATAACATTGAAGTTATTGATGTGGATTTAAAAGTATTTGCAACTTTGCCAGAACAAAGTAACTTTTGGAATGAGCTTCATGAATATCTAAAGTCAAATATTGATGACTTTGATTTAAAGTTTGTTATTTATAAGACTAAAAACCAAGGCTATCACATCATTTATAAATGCAATACGATAGTAGGCAATTCAAAGATTGCTAAACTTAAAGGACATAAAGAATGCGTAATTGAATCCCGAGGGGTAGGCGGTTATGTAGTAGTTTATGATAATCAAATTAGCAAATTAGACTACCTTGAAATAAAGGCTATCACAGAACGTGATAGGCAAATCCTTTGGGACATTTGTAAAACGTACAACTATGTTGAAGATAGCGAAACGATACAACCTGAAAAGAAAGCAGTTAAAGAGTATGCAGAAAACGAAATCACTCCATGGAAAGACTACAATGATAAAACCGACATTTTTGATGTTATTGGTAGTGACTTCAAGATAGTTAAGAAGTTAGCAAACCATTATATTATTTTACGACATGGAGCTACATCCGTGCAAAGCGGTTACGTTTATCGTAATTCAAACTGCATGTATTTATTCAGTACAGGAACAATATACCCAAACGAAAAACTAATTAGTCCATTCAGTGCCTATGCAATAAAATTTCATAATGGCAATTATAAAGAAGCTGCAAAAGATTTATACAACCAAGGATTTGGAAGCCGTATCGTAACTAAAAAGAAAGCCATTGAGGATAAGGAAATAATCAATATAAATGCAGATGAATTAAATTTCCCTATCGACATTTTTCCGCAAGACATACAAGAGTATATGATTGAATGTAACAAGACTTTGGACAGCTCGATTGATTACATGGGATGTTCAATGTTATGGTTACTTTCAGTTATTGTAGGAAATTCAATTCAGATTGAGGTTAAGCGTGGATGGTACGAAACTTGTAATGTTTGGATTGCCATCGTTGGTAAGGCGGGCCTGGGTAAAACGCCAAGTATTAGTAACATTATTTATCCACTACAAAAAATCAACTCAAAGAGAATAAAAGAGTACATCAAACAATATGATAAATACGAAGCCTATTCAAAGTTAACCGCTGATGAACAAAAGCAAAAAGAAGAAACAAAGAAGCCTATAAAAAATCAATTTATAGCCAATGATATTACTTTGGAAGCCTTAGTTGATTTACATCAAGAATCAAAAAATGCAGTCGGAGTATTTAAAGATGAACTTGCTGGATGGTTCAAAGATATGAATAAGTATCGTGCTGGATCCGACCTTGAATTTTGGTTAAGCTCGTGGAGTGGTAAGAGTGTAAGCATGAACCGAAAGACCGCAAAATCTTCATTTGTTGAAAAACCTTTCATTCCAGTATTGGGAGGTATTCAACCTGGGATATTAGAACAATCCTATACGGCTGAAAACAAAGAGAATGGATTTGTTGATAGGATGTTAGTAAGTATGCCCGAGTTAGAGATTGAAAGCTATAACACCAACGAAATGCACGAAGCGACTTTATTATGGTACGAAACTTTTATAATCGGAATTTATGAGCACGTTAAATTCACTTTGATTGAATACGACCAGGACGCTGAAATCCTAGTTAAGAATGCTAAAATGGATGCAGAAGCTAAAATTGAATGGGAAAGAATCTTTAATGACATTACGAATGTGCAAAATTCAGACGATGAAAACGAGTATATGAAAAGTATGTTACCAAAACAAAAGTCTTATATCCCTCGATTTGCGCTTTTAATACACATTTTGGACTACTTCATGGATGTTAAGCATAAAGACCCTTACATAGTGAATAAAGACGCAATTTTGAAGGCTGAAAAGCTATCAAAGTATTTTATCCAAATGGCAAAGAAAGTCAAAGTAAATTCAATCGAGCACAAAGAGATTAAGGATGTTATCTACAATGCAAAAAATAAGACCATCAAGCAGAAATTTATCGAAATGTACGAAAGTAATCCCAATTTGAATAAAAATGCTGCTGCTGAAATGCTAGGAGTGTCACGTCAACAAATTTATCGTTACATAAACGAAATCGAGAAAAAAGTGTAACAAAGTGTAACATTTTATAACATGAAAAAATCATAACTCATTGATAATCAATTGTAACATGTAACATTGTGTAACATCAAGAAAAAAGAAAAATAAAAATGAAATCTAAAAAAAAATTAAAATTTTCAAAAAGTGTAACATGTTACACTATTTTTTCATAACTCATTGATTATCAATACTAAAGTGTAACATTTTGCCCTAAAAAAGTGTAACATTTATGTAACGCAGTGTAACATTTAAAAAAATATAATATGAATAGAGAAACCAAAAAAAAATTCCTACAAGCTAAGCGTGAACATCTCATAAGAAAATACCCAACGTGGACAGAAGATGACATCAAAAGTTTTAGCCATTACACGAAAACCGACAACGGAGCGAATGGTTTGACAAGGTGCATAATCGACTGGATTACATTCAAAGGCGGTCAAGCTGAAAGAATCAATACAATGGGAAGACGTATTGACAATACAAAGACAGTCAAAGACGTTTTAGGATTTACAAGGGTAGTTGGTTCGGTTAGCTGGCAAAAGGGTACAGGAACGAAAGGGAGCGCTGATATAAGCGCAACTATTCCAATGGTAGTAAATAACATGAAAGTAGGAGTTAGTGTGAAAATCGAGGTTAAGTATGGCAAGGATAGACAAAGCGAGGACCAAAAGAAGTATGAACATTCAATCAATGAAGCTGGGGGTATTTATGTAATAGCTCGAAATATTGATGACTTTATTGAATGGTACGATGAAACATTTAAAAATTAATATATGCAGATAGAATTTAAAATTACAGGTGAAGACCAAAACGAGCTGATGCCGTACTTTCAAGCGCAAAATAGGGACGCTTTTTTATTCGAATTATTTCATAATTTTTTCAGACATTGGAAAAATACAGATGGTATGGTAGACATTGAAGATGTTAAAGAAAAGTTATTTGAATTAAAGAATGAACATAATATAATTTTAGTCAATTAATAATACACTAACTTTGTTTTCCAAATGAATCATAATTGACTGATATAGTTCAAGAATATCCTATCTTAATTGAAGCTAGTAAGAAGATTACTAACAACCATGAGCTACATATGGACTTACTTCACTATGCTTTAGAGGAACTATATTCTAAAAAGAACTATGAAGAAATAATCAATAGTGGTGGCGTTCGTTTTTATGTAGTTCGTATAATGCTTACTCAATGGCGTTCAAATACAGGCCCTTTTTATAAAATGTTTTTCAATCAGAAATCAAATGAGATAACTGATGACATTATTGAGTATAAAGAATACGACCAGCACGAGCTTGAATACATTAAAGCATTAGAAGACCTGGCATGGTACGATAAAGAACTATTCAAGATATTTTCAGATAAACAACACACCATTTCGAGCCTATCTCGTGAAACTGGCATACCTCGTTCAAGTGTTGACATAACCATTAAAAAAGTACGCAAAATATTACGCAAATTATGAGCAGAGTATTAGTAATCGGAGACATTCACGAACCATTTTGTTTAGATGGCTATCTTGAACATTGTAAAAAACAATATAAAGATTTCAAATGTGATAAGGTAGTATTCATAGGAGACATTATTGACTCACATTTTAGCTCATTTCATAGCACGGATCCCGATGGATTGAGCGCAATAGATGAGCTTAATGCGTCAATTAAGAAGTTACGCAAATGGCACAAGGCGTTCCCAAATGGAACAGTTATCATCGGTAACCACGACAGAATAGTAGCCCGCAAGGCATTAGCCAACGGAATAAGCGCAAAATGGATTAAGGAATTTAAAGACGTACTTGAAGTGCCAACTTGGAATTTTACTACTGATAAAATAATTGATGGTGTTTACTATGTACACGGAGAAGGCGCAACGGCATTTATGAAAGCAAAGAACCAATTTCGTTCAGTGGTGGCTGGGCATACACATACGAAATGCTATATCGAATATATTAACAACGTATTCGGAATGCAAGTAGGTTGCGGAGTGGATGCGAAGGCTTACGCAATGGCTTACGCTAAAAATTACGCACCGCCTCAAATAGCTTGCGGCGTGGTTATTGATGGCAAATTACCGATTATAATTAAAATGCACTAAAATATATATTTACTACTATGAAATGGAAATTTGAAAACATAGATATAGTCTTTTCATGTAATGAAGATGACTTTGAACGCACAAGTAATTATTCACGCAATAAACTAAATACAGATGATAAAATTATTATTATTGACGGCGCTAATATCGATGGGAACGATAGCACTAATATTGAATCCGATATATGCGAAAGTAGTGAAGATATTATCAATACTGACAAACAGAAACCTAGAAGGAAAGCCTCTAAAGTGTCCGACGTGCCTGCCGTTTTGGATAACGATGATAGTATTGATAATTAATGGAGCTTCGATATTTAATATTGTTTTGTTTAGTTTTGTCGCTAGTTATCTTGGTGAATTGTTATTCAAAAGACTAACTACATGAGAAAGGTAATTAAACTAAATGTATATGATTGTAAGGTAAATTTTATCCTATCATTAGATATCAACAAAGACATTAAACGGATATCCACAAAGAATAAGCAACCTTTCACGATTGATTATGAAGTTGAAGGAATAGTATTCTATTTCAATTTAAGTGAATACTTCATACTGATTAACGATGACTATTTAACCCATAACACTTTAGCACATGAGATTTATCATTTAGTTATCAAAGTAACCGAACCACGAGACATAACAGACGAAGAAGCGCAAGCCTGGTTATGTGGTAAGCTAACTCAAGAGATATATAAATTTTTAGAACAAAACAAAGTAGAAATTAAATGACAATGACAATCACACAAGAAGATAAAGAGATATTATTAGAGAATAGAAAGATTATTCTCGATATAACGCACGGATATAAGATGGATGAATTGAAGGTATTATATGACGTACACAATCGAATATATAAGACTAATAAGAGTCCGAATGGATGTGGTTCGTGTATTCGTTCAGTAATGATTTCGTTACAAAAAGCATTGTCAAAAGTATTATGAAAATAAAATTAAACCCGAATAATCCTAGGATAATTAAGGATGATAAATTTAAAAAGTTAGTTCAATCAATAAAGGACTTTCCCGAGATGCTTGACATCAGACCTATCGTAGTCAATAAAGATGGGATTATTTTAGGTGGCAATATGAGATACAAAGCGTGCATTGAAGCTGGGATAAAAGAACCGCCATATAAGGTAGTTGACTTAACAGAAGACCAGCAAAAGGAATTTCTTATTAAAGATAATGTTAGCGGTGGCGAATGGGATTGGGATATACTTGCAAGTGAATGGGATGTTGAGCAATTGGATAGTTGGGGATTGGATATGCCAAGCGTTAAAGAAATAAAATCAGAAGAAAATGATTTATCAGATAAAATTGAAAGTTTATTTAGAATAGAAGTAATTTGTAAAGATGAAGAAATGCAAGAGAATATTTATAACAAATTAATAGAACAAGGATACGAATGCCGACTTTTGACATTATAAAAGAAGTAAAACCAAAGCAAACTTTTAGAGTTGCTTCAGTGATTGGTAAATTTGATTTACAATCAGAACATATTGTAGAACATTTCCAAGGTAATATTGATATAAATGAAAATTGGCAAGTAGGATTAATAGTTGGTAAAAGTGGTACAGGTAAAACAACCATAGCAAAACAATTATTTGAAAATGCTTATATAACAAATTTTGAATATAAAGCAGAAACTATTTTGGATGATATGCCAAAAGAATGTAGTTTAGAACAAATTACAAATGCTTTTAATTCTGTTGGTTTTAGTTCCCCACCTTCATGGCTTAAACCATATTCAGTACTAAGTAATGGTCAAAAAATGCGAGTTGATTTAGCAAGAGCTATATTAGATGAAAAAAAGTTTTTTGTATTTGATGAATTTACTTCAGTTGTAGATAGAAATGTGGCTCAAATAGGTTCATTTGCAATGCAAAAAGCAATAAGAAAAACAGATAAAAAATTTATTGCAGTAACTTGTCATCACGATGTAGAAGATTGGTTATTACCCGATTGGGTTTTTAATACAGATACAATGACCTTTCAATCTTTTGAAGGGCAAAAAAAAAATAGACCAGAAATTAAATTTGAAATATTCCAAACAGCAGATAAGTCAATATGGAAAATGTTTGCTAAACACCATTATTTAAGTCATTCACATAATAACGCTGCAAATGTATTTATAGCCATGATTAATGATCAAGTCGCTGGATTTTTAAGTGTATTACATTTTCCACATCCAAAGGCAAAAAATATTAAAAAAGTTCATCGTTTAGTTATTTTACCTGATTATCAAGGAGCGGGATTTGGTATTAAATTTTTAAATGAAATTGGTAATATTTATAAAAAAGAAAAACAAAGATATACTATTGTTACATCAGCACCAAGTTTAATTTTTGCTTTAAAGAAAAGTTCAATTTGGATTTGCAAACAATTTGGAAGAAATACACCACATACAGGTGATTTAAAAAATAGAATTATTGATGCTTCAAAACAAAGATTAACAACATCATTTGAATTAAAATAACAGGAATAAAACAGGTATTATGGCAGAATTTCCAAACAAAGAAACAATATTTAAAAAAGGAGAAAGCGGGAACCCAAACGGGCGCCCGAAAGGTTCAAAGAATCGTAGCACGATTGCACGTCGTTGGCTTGAAGTTAATCAGAATTTAAAGAATCCGTTAACGGGCGAGAATGAGAATATGAGTCAGGAAGATTTAATGACATTAGCTTTAATTAAGAAAGCTCGTGAAGGCGATACGAACGCATATAAGGCATTGATGGATAGCGGTTACGGAGCACCAGTTCAACAGATTGATAATGACATTACGATAAAGGAATTTGATATCTCTAAACTCTATAATGGAGAAGCACAGTAAGGCATGGGATTTACTTGGTTCAAAAAGTAGATATTTCGTAGTCACGGGTGGTCGTGGTAGTGGTAAGTCATTTGAGGTTGGTAGGTTCATAACGTTATTATCATTTGAGCAAGGTCATAAGATACTATTTACGAGGCAAACGATGACATCGGCACACTTGTCTATCATTCCAGAATTTAAAGAGAAAATAGAGTTACTTAAATTAGAGGATATGTTTAGTATCTCTAAAAGTGAAATTAAGAATAAGCAATCTCAAAGCGAGATATTTTTCAAAGGATTAAAGACTTCGAGCGGTGACCAAACGGCTAACTTGAAATCTTTGCAAGGAGTAACAACTTGGGTGCTAGATGAATCTGAAGAGCTAACAGACGAAGCAACCTTTGATAAAATCAATTTATCAATACGTTCAAACGATAAGCAAAATCGGATTATATTAATCCTTAACCCAGCCACAAAAGAACATTGGATATATAGAAAATTTTTTGAGCAAGAAGGTATCAAAGAAGGCTTTAATGGAACGAAAGGCAATACGACATACATACATACTACCTACGAAGATAACATCAAGAATTTAGGCGTTTCTTTCTTACAAGAGGTTGAGAAAATTAAGATACATAATCCTGACAAATACAATCACGTTATTTTAGGCGGTTGGCTTGAAAAAGCTGAAGGCGTGGTGTTTACTAATTGGGAGTTCGGTGCATTCAATCCGAACTATCTTCAAACTTCATTCGGGATGGACTTTGGTTTCTCGATTGATCCTGACGCATTGGCTGAAGTGGCAATCGATGTGAAAAACAAATTGCTATATGTCAAAGAACACATTTACCAACGTGGACTTAAAACGCATGAGTTGAGCAAAATGCTACTTGAAAAAACTAAAGGCGGTTTGATAATTGCAGATAGCGCCGAGCCGAGATTGATTGATGATTTAAGATTTCAAAAGATAAACATTCAAGCGGTTAAGAAAGGAACTATCGAAAGCGGTATTGTAAGGATGCAAGACTTCAAGATAATAGTTGAACCGAACAGTACTAACATAGCTAAA